TAGCCTCAATCTCTTTTTCAATACTTTCTATTTGAGATGCTAAATGTTCAATCAACATAAACATCTCCAGGTTCTTAGGTTCTTGTTCAGCTTTCTTTAATAGATCTGCCTGGAATAAAGTATCAGCTGTCTCTAGCGAGCTAATCCTCCCAGTTAAATTTGCATATCCGAATACGGCTCCAGAAACGACAAGAATTATTCCAATTAAATTAGCAAGAGGGAGCTGCAGCTTACTATCAGAGCTAACCTTGATTGTGTCTTTATCTTTCACATCCCACCTCTATTTCTTTTCTTCCAAGTTCTTTTCTTATGTTTATTCATACTAGAAAATTTAGGTTTCTTTCTTTTGCTTATTGAAGTCTTTTTGGGGATCCTCTCATGTGGGAGTTTATTTACATCAAACTTAATTCTAGCCATAAATTATGATTCTATATGCTCCTAGGAGCCACGGAGACTGCGATCTTGAGGTAGTCTGGCATCTACATACCCCCCTATTTTTTCTTTAATTTATTCATAGTAGTTACACCAAAAGACGCTCCAACTATTGTCAAAATTATTATCCAAAAATAAGGATCTGCTTTTCCAAGAATATCCCAGCCTTTATCCATAGCTGGTTGAAATGCTGGAATAAAATGTGCAGCCATAAGCAGCGTAAAAAATAAACATAACCACTCATCTTTTAATGAGTGTTCTTGCTGCTTAACTTGTTCGAGCTGTACCTCAACCTTTTTAACATCCAGGTTATTAGCAGCCTCAAGTTCTTTGGCTTTTATTATTTTGTCTTTTTCTAGCTTATGGGTAATTGCACCCATAGTTTTATTTGCTACAAATTTAACTAAAGGATTTTTTAAGAAACCTAAAAATTGGATCATATATTACTGCTTGCCATTTCTGCTGCTACTTCTGCACATCGACCAGGAGTTTGCTTATTCCATTGGCTGTCTAAAATTTGTGCGGATGCCTCCTGGATGTCTCCATCTTTTAGAGCTTGCCACATCTTTTTAAACTTAGATGTTCTTGGTCCACCAAGCTGATAACACATTTGAATAATGCAGCACTTTTGAATGTGGTTTAAATTAATATCGCCTATAAGTTTCTCAGCAGCCGATACAGCAATATTAAAATCTTTAATGAAATACTCCTCAGCAACTTCAATAGGATAATGCTTACCCTCAACAAGATCGTCATCGGGAAGTACCATGTGACCATAACCAAAAGTAGGAATGGAAAGGCTATCATTATAGATATGATCTCTGTACCCCTCATGCGATTTAATCTTATTTTGCAATTCTGTATAATCTGCCATTTTAACTCCTCAAGTTTTATGTGGATCAAAGTTAAGAATTTTAACACCTAGAGACTTTTGCTCCTTTGTTCTTGCTCGGTGTATCTTAGATCCGTTTTTTCTAAAGTTTCGTGTCTTGACATCATAAGCCGTGTACTCTCCCGTTGTTAAGTTAAGCACCAGTAGATCTATTGGTCCCTTAGAACCAGTAGGAGTAAAGACAACCAGGTTAGGATCAGCAGCAAATCTAGCTTGCGCTAGCAGCTCCGTCTCTAAACCTTTGGCAGCAGTTTTTCTATTTCTGGAAGAAGTAAAAGATCGAGCCAATTAAACCTCCAATTAAAATTATAATTGCAGCTGCACCTTTACCTCTATTCATATCTTCTTTTAAACTTTTAATATCTTTTTTCATTTCATCTATTGCTTTAAATAAAGTTTTCATTCTTTCAGCACAGACTTTTTCATGGTAAGATATTCTTAATGCAGCTCTATCCTCTGCAAAATCTTTTATTGTAGTTCTTTTTTTTTTAGATTTCATTTACTGGCTTACAAACAAACCTAATAAATATTTTATGTTTATTAGTTTCTTGTCTCCCTATCTCAGTTTGTTTTTTGATAGCCTCTGTATAACCAGCCTGGAGGCAATCATAATATGTATCGTGTGTTGTTGTCATCATGTGCGGTGGCATACACGCTCCCTCGATTGCGCTGCACATGAGCATAACCAAGGCTATTTTCATAGCAGCTCCTTTGTTGATAAATTGTTTTGTTAAAAATAATTAAATATTATATTGCATTTATAAATATCATCTGTGCAAGTTGTGCTTTTATGTTTTTTACTTGCATCAAATAATAACATTCTATTTTCTTTTGTTTCTATTTTTTCTCCATCTTCTAAAATAGTAAAACCATTGTTTGTATTAATCATATATAATGCTGATTTATGAGGAAACTCATAGTCAACATGGAAATCGTGTTCTATTATTTTTTCAGTTTTAGGATATAAATTTGCTTTAATTCTTAATAAAGATTTAACTTCAAGTTTATTTATAATAAATAATAAATCACTAAATACTTCAGAGTTTATTCTATAATGTTCATAAAATTTATGAGTAAAATTATAATGTTCTTTATTTTTATTATCTGTTGACGCTACATCATGTGATAAATACCAACCAAAATTATGATGTAATAATTTATTTTTTACTTTTTCAAATTGTTGTTTATCTAAAAAATTATCAATAATTTCGTGTTGCATTACATAATTTGTAGTGTTTGAACAGAGCCATTACCACCATTACCACCCTCTGGATGATATGTACCACTTGATAAAGAACCACCAACAGAATTACTCCAACACTTTCCAGCCACGCCACCATTAGCTGTAACAGTTCCATTGTTTGTATATGTTCCTTTATGTGCAATAATAATGTTTCCGCCACCAGCAGCACCACCAGTAGATACCCAATCATTACTACCAACAGCATGGTCTGAACGACCACCCTCTGCTGTAATTTTTCCACTAGCACCTACAGTTACATTTCCACCACAAACAATAATAATTAAACCACCAGTACCATTTCCCTCATCTGCATTTACTGATACTACAGAGGAGCTTCCAGATGTATCGTATGGATTTCCTTTTGGATTTCCCGCACCACCCGAACCACATGAACCATGACCAGTTCCAGAGTTTCCACCAGCACCACCCCAATTAATTGCATCTGTAGCACTACCACCAGAGTTTCCCCAGTTACCACCACTATCATCATCTGCCGAACCACCTCCAGAGCCACCAGAAAAACAAGATCCATAAGCACCAGATTTTGAGGTACTATTATAAGCTGAGGCTCCACCGCCTCCACCGCCAGATTGACCAGTTGAACCATTTGAGCCATTATTACCATTTACTCCATTGAAAGCACTTCCTACTCCACTTCCACCATTAGCACCTTGTCTAACTAAAGTGAGTATTGTTCCGTTAGATGCTAATGTTTTAAAATTTGCAATTACACTTCTAGCTGTTGTTCCACAACCATTTAATAAAGTGTTAGCCGCAGTTAAAGATGAAGAACCACTAGATGTTAAGAATGGAAATCTTAATCCATTACTGTCAACTGCATTACTATCTGAACCACCGCTTGCTGTAGGGTTAGCAAATGCACCTTTACTTCTCATTGAAAGAGTACCATCAACAGTAAAATTTCCAGTAGATAATAAAAACATTCCTCTACATGGTTGATCTGTTGTAACAGTATCGCCACTATCTATATTAACAGTAGTATATTGTTTAACGACCATATCGCCATCATAAGAACCATTCTTATTAGGTACTGTGTATGTTACATTTGCCATTTTTAATTAATCTCCATTGTTATTAAGGTGTTGTATCTAATGCACCATCTGAACCATCTCCAAAATAGTTTGTAGGTACTGCTGTTGTTATTGTAAATGTTCTGTCAGCAGTTTTTACATTTGCTGTTGCTCTTATAGTAAAACTAAAGGTAGATGCTGAACCGCCTATTGTTCCAGAAATTGCTCCCGTGCTTGTATTTAATGATGTACCAGTTGGTAAAGAACCAGATTGTACTGCATAACTTACAGTATCTCCATCTGGGTCTGTTGCCGAAACTGTAAAATGTGTTCCCGTATCTCCAATTTCTTTATTACCTAATGAACCCGCTGATGTTGACCAAGTTGGATCATTATCAACATTTATTGCATCTGCTAATGTTCCCGTTAAACCAGAGGCAGCTGTAACTTTAACAGCATAAGGTTCTTGAGCATTTAAGAAAGATGCTTTAGATGCAACTGCTGTTATTTGTGTAGCACTATCAACTGTTGTTGATGAGGCATTAAATGATGCCGATGTACCAACAAAACTAACTACTGCACCAGATGTAAAATTTGAGCCTGTTATTATAATAGTTTGATTACCACCCCCCGCACTATCAACTTCTGTATCATTAATACTTGAAATTGTTGGTGGAGTATCAATAGTTTTAAAAACTGAACCATTATAATATTCTGCAAGATTAATTGTAGAATTAAATCTAATTTGACCAGTAGTAGAACCACGCTGAGCAGTTGTACCAAGAGCAATTCTAGTTCCCTCAGTACCAATATCAGTTATGTTCTCAAATTTAAAGTCAGCAATGTCTCTAGCTTTAGTCATAAGACTAAACCTCCTATGTTTGTTCGTGTTAAAAATTAATTATGCTTTTGGATTGTCTGATTTAACTTTTGCAATCGCATCTTTCCAAGTAGTCGTACCATTAATTGCATCATGGTATTGCATATCCATTTGTTCTTCTATTGTTGGATACTCTCTTATTCTTGGTTCAATGTGAGCATCTCTATTTGTTATTTCAGTTGCTTTAGCATTTATTTGATCTTCTGTTGGTTTAGGTGTTTCATTATTTTCACCCCACCATAGAGTAGAATAATCATCATTTTCCCAACCAAATTCACAATTTGGAGCAAGTTCTACAATTGCTTTTGTTTTATTCATATTATGCTCCTATTTCCATTAATGTTATTGTTGACATACCAGAACCATACCAACCTGATGTACCATCACTTTCTCCTCTGTTGTGATAATAAGCAGTATTACTCCAAACAGCTATTGTAGGTATATAGTAAATTGCTGATGTCGTGTTTGGAGAATGAAGAAAGCTGTAAGTTGCATTTCTTAATCTGTTATTAGAAACACCATTCCACATATCAGTAGCCATTGTAGGTGTTTGACCATTTGGAGAATTAGTGTGTAATGCTGTTCCAGTATGAATACTTAAAAAACCACCACCCGCTTGAGCTGAGCTTTTATAAGATATGTTTGGAAAAGTATCATTATTACCACTACCTACTAAGGTACATGTAATAAGTATTTTACTTGAAGTTGCACTTGGGGTTATAGCTTGTTCTAACTGTGAAATAATCCTTGGTGCCTCTGGGTTATTCTCAGCAGAACCAGATGCAGACGCATGAGTAACATCGGTTTTTTGTATTACTTGTAAAACTTTTCCACCGACAGCGGGTTCCCAAACTGGATTTTGTCCACTACCTTTTGTAGTTAAAACATTTCCAGAAGTTCCATATCCTAATCTTGCTAGACCAGAACCATCTCTGATAAGCACATCTCCTTGAGTTGTTAAAGTTGATGTTAAATCTGTTCCGTTAGTTCCAGCTTGAGCCATAAGCTCCCAATAAGCGGTTGC